TTATTTTTTTGTAGCAAAAGTAAGGAGGGAAAATGAACTGTAGAAGATGTACTTACTTAGGCGCTTACTGTAATTCAGTATAGCTATCGTATCGCTATTGAGCGGCAGGTCTATGGTGCCTCTCATCGTGTTGCTCAGCACGATCTGCCGGAGGCCGCTCTGGTAGACCATGACCTTCCCGCATGATCCCTCCCTCGTGTTCTGTATCTCCAGGTTATATATGAGGGTGTCCTGTCCGAGCGCTACCTTGGCGTAAGGGGCCTTCAGGAAGTCAATGGCGATACGGCCGCCGGAGGGTGTCACCTCCCTGAATATCTCCGAGGTGAATACCTTGTCCACCTCCAGCTTGATCTCCTTGTATGCCACGTCCTTCGGGTCCCATACGTACATCCCGTCACCGGCGATGAAGAAACCGTCCTGTCCGGTCCCCGTTGGATACGCCGCTCTCAGGGCCTCCAGGGAAGGGAAGCTGTCCAGCAACCTGTACTCAAGGTTATCCCCCTTGTCTCCCTTGTCACCCTTCAGGCCCATCAATTGCTCAAGGGTGAAGTCCTCGTACCGGAAAGCGTCCCCCCGGTCGCCTTTCTCCCCCTTGAGGCTCTCCAGCTCGACGATATCCTCCCATGACCCGGCGCCAACCTTCCATTGGAGGTGCTTCTCCGTACGCCGGAAGACCACCTTCAGCTCGGACAGGGCGAGCAGGTCCTTCCACTCTCCATTACCCAGTTTCCATTGTACGTGTGTCGTCGTCACGCGAAGATTGACCCGCAGCAAGGACAGGGGGGCCTCCACCACGTCATGTATCCCTCCCGGCATGCGAAGGGCCGGGAGGGAGTATACGCTATCGAGGGATGTCACCACCTCCAGGTCTCCGACCCCTGTCGATCCGGATTCCAGGGCCGACTTGATAATGGGTTTCAATATGGCGGCGAGCGCCTTGATGTCATCGGTTGAGTATGCCATTTCGTTATTCGATTGACTGGTTAGACAAATCCATGCGCTCACTTCCCCTTTTTAGCCGGAAGTCTCTTGGGCGTCAGCGCCTCGATCAGCGCGCGTCTCAGGGGCGCGGAGGCGCTGGACATGTCGAGGATCGACAGTATCTCCTTGGCGGTCTCCTCGCCGACCTCGGTCGGTCCGTCACTGAAATATATCTCCTTGCCAAAATCGGAGACGGCTATGTCACGGGCCGCCCCCCATACGAGGTTGCCCAGCTCCTTGCGGGTGTCAACGATGATGGGATCGCCCTCGATCGTCGCCTGTACCCTTAAATTCTTGAAATCCACTTTTGCCATGACTGTTAATTCTTTAATCGTTAGAAACCCCTGTTATGATCCCGTTCTCGACGGTAAACCTCACGCTCTCCGAGCCCGCCTCGTCATAGAGGTCATCGATATCCGACAATACCTCGCCTATGACGGTCTCCATGGTCTTGAAATCATCCCCCGCGGAGAAATTATAACCGACCTGCCCCTTGCGTTGGTGGTTGATGGTAAGTACCTGCCTGCCCTCTCTCGTGACGGCGGCATATATGGAGCCAAGCCCCTTGCCGGGCTCGTACGCCCCGGAGTACCTTACCGTCTCCCCGCCGGGCAGGCTGCCTGTCACCTCCTTGGTGACCTTTGTCAAAATCGTTAGTTCCTTTCTCATGATCGTATGTTTTAAATGATGGTTCACTCGTTCTGGTAGCCGACGATGATGCCGCCGACCACTCTCAACCGTATTTTATCAAGGTCCACGTCCGTTCCGAAAGAGACTCCTTGGTGTCCCCGGCAGTAATAATCGCCGGATGACCACACGTTCCCGACGCTGCTTAGCGTGTCGCAATGGATATTCCCGTACCCGGAGGCCGTTATGGAGCTGCAGGATAACGCCCCGTCGATATAGACCTTTCCCCCGAATTGGGCGGCGTATCCGTTCGAGAAACCGATTGTCGCTGCCCCGCTGATGATCAACGTGGTCCCGGGGGTCCCGGCCAAGGCGCTCCCTCCCCACACGAAATTTCCTATCTTGACGATATTCGAGGTGATGCTGTCTGCGTCTATCAGGCTGGCGTAGATCTTCCCGTTATGGTCGATGAGTACGCCGTTCAGGTCTATCTTGTTGCCCTTGATCGTGACCGTGCTGGCCGTCTGGTTGATCATGGAGACCACCGTGTCCCCGTTATAGTCCGTGGTCGACACCTTTTGCGTGATGCTCCTCGCGTTCACCTCAATCGAGGCGGAGAGATCGTTTCTGAGGCCGGAGAGCTCCGAGCTAGTGGCGTACAGGTACAGGCTGTCATTGATCCCGTCTATCCGTAGGCCGAGGTCCGTGATCGTCTTGCTGTTGTTGTCCGTCTTCGTCACGTAGGCGGACAGGGTGCCGTTCGTGTTGTCGAGCACCAGCCCCATGTCCGTCACCGTACCCTTTAGGTTATCCACCTTGTTGGCGTACATTCCCACACGCTCGTTCGTCTGCTCCAGCTTGGTTGACATCTCCACCCGGAAATCGTCCAGCGGCCGGCTCGTGAGCAGCAGGTTATAGATGAATATCTCCCCGGTATGGGAGATGGTAAAATCACCCGTCCCGTCCCATTCCCCGATAAATTCCTCCTGTGCGAATGCGTCGGTGGGCGTCATCGCCTTGGTCTCGTACAGGTCCTGCCCGGGAAAACCTATGGTGAGCGTACCGGCCGTCTTGACCTTGCACATGAACGATATATAGAACGTGGGCCATTTCGTGGTCCCGTCCGGCATCTCCACCAACCCCTCCGGCCTGCGTGACAGCTTGGCGTTCAACTGCCTGATCGTGGAGTTCTTGATGCAGAGGGCGAGCCTGTTCAACACCCGCACGATACCGGTTATCCGGTCTTTCTCCGAGTAAAGGGAGTCGTTCACCGGGATGTAACGCTCGCTGACGGTGAATAACGACACGTCATTGCCCGGCTCCCATCCGACGATATCCTCGGAGAAGGACGAGTTGGTGAGATAGTTGTCTTTCTCCGCTATCTCGTGCCGGATGGATGACATCTCGCTGGAGAGCTTGCCGTTCATCACTTGGAATAGCGTGCTGACATCCTCTCCTGTATCCGAGAGGATGAACTTTCCACGGGCGTAAAGATTCTCCACGTACGCCCCGTCACCGTCCAATCTTCCGAAATAGGGCGTGACCAGACCGTTCAGGTTCCCGATACGGACCTTCACGCAATTCTCAGGGTCGGTCTTCATCCCCCGGATCACGTCCATGTAGGGCGTTCCGAACTCGTCCACCGTGGTGATCTTGATGATACCGCTACGGGTGGAGTTATCCGGGTTGTCCACCCGGCATAAGGTATCCCTCTTTGTTACCTGCGACAGGTCGCCCACGAAGTTCTCGAAGGTGAGCCAGTCCAGACGGTTCTCCCCGTCGGAGAGGTAGCCTACGCCCACCGACACCACCTTCAGCTCGTATTGTTTCACCATCTGGTAGTTGTTCTCCAGGGTGGGATCGCCTTGGAACTGCTGGACCATGAGGATGTCACCTTTCCGGAACGGGTTGTACAAACGTCCCCCGTCCGTGTCGAGGTAGATCCTGCCCGAGTTTGCGTCGTAATGGTCCACCTCCATCATCGCGGAGAAGATGCGGTTGTCATTCTCCCCTAGGAGCTGGGACACGATGAACTCGTAGACCCGTAACGTTCCCCGCACGGCGATATCGTCGATCTCCAGCTTGTATCTCGTCTCGTTTATCCCGGCGGCGTTGGTCCGGATATACGGTGCGAGCATCCAGCCCGTCCCGTTAGGGAACCCCGAGGCAAACATGGGCGAGGATAGGGAACCGGCGAACATGGAGTCATTCTTCACCCTCAGGTCCTTCAGCCACATCGTGCCGTCGGCGAACAAGCGGAACCCGTTCTCATGACCGAAGCCGTTGGCGTCACGGTCTGAGTAGATGGAGGAGTCAAGGCCGGCAAGGATGATGTCCTTCTCGAACGTGATGTTGCCCGACGCCGTATCGTCGATATCCTTGCGTAGGTAACGGTCATCGAGGGCGGATATGGGTTTCAGTATCTCTTTCAAGGTTCTTAGGGCCGTGAACCCGTTCTCGTCGGATGGTTCCGTCAGGTCATCCAATTTTATATGGTAAAGGCCGTCACCGGTTCCCCCAGACCCGCCAGCCTCGTTGACGATGGCCCTCCATGTGTCCCCGAGCTCTTTTATGATACTGTTCCTTATGGTATCATGTATCGAGCCAAAAGTCGCTACGGAAGCCTTGGGGTTATGCGGATCAAAGGCCGGGAATAATACCCCCTCGCCAAGCTCTTGCCGTGGGAGCTCAGCTAAGCGAGGGGGAAAAATAAAATCCGGCGAGGAGAGGTTTGGAACCGTTAGATTATCCGGAAGCTCTTTCTCGTTACGGATAAGGTTCAGGTATCTCGAGATCTCCGAGAGTCGGTACGTGAACGTATAGGAGCTCGGGAGATCGTTGGAGGTGTAGGTGGCGTCGCTCTCGGTGACGATTATTCTCCGGATCATGGACGCCTCGTATATATACTTGGCCCGGCTGGGGAAAAAATCCAGCAACCAACGGCGGGAGTAATCATCGAGGAATCCCGTGTTCTTAACGAACTTACGATCGGTCTCCACGTCATACTCGGACAGGTTCTCGTCCAGTTCCGCTATCAGGTGGCCATGCTCCGCCTGCAGACGGTTCACCCCATGGGCACGGAAGGTGTCCATACCGCCCAGACTGTTCTCGAAAAGGAACCATTGCTCGTCCTCGGAATGGATATCCGTGAATTTATAGAATTGCGATACGCTCAGTCTCGCTCCGCCGGCCTCGGCGTAAACCTCGAGATAGCTGGGGTACTTGTTCCCGAATAGCTTGGCTACGATCGCGTATTGGAGATTGAGTGTCACGCACTCGCCGGCGGTCATTCCCTTCAAGGAGGTCGTGCTCGACGAGTTGTCCGGGAACGTGGCCTTGGCCTTTACCGTGCAGTCCGATATGGCGTAGTAGGTCAACCACTCCGGTGAGTAATAGGTCACCTCCTTGACCTTTGGCTGCCACGTGAGGAAGTGGGACTTCAACCAGTTTCCCGGCGTGTCCGCCAGATCCGCTATCCCGCACCGGATCGCCCGGAACGAGTGGGAGGTCCCGTCTATCGTGGCCGTGAAATCTGCGAATATGGTATTTTGGGAATAGATCTCTTGGGCCGTGTCCAAAGTATAGCTCAATTGGCTTTCCACCACCTCTCTCACGTCGATCGTGACTATCTTGTCCGGCCCGGGCTCGTAGCTTTGCTCGAGCAAGGTGGCCGTTCCTTTCTTCAAGATGAAAGAGACGGCCTCTTTTGCCCCCAATACAAATCTCCTCATGTTCCCGGACAGGCTCAGAGTGTCTGGTTTGTCTATGATCGTTGCCATTTGCGATTATTTTACCCCCAAAAGTATGGCTGTCGGATGGTCCGATAAAGGACAGTTACCGGGTCACGGGCTCGAGCCACACGGTCAGGGTACCGTCCTCCGGATCGGTCGGTCCGGATGCGGAGCCACGGCTATAGAATTGCACGGGATAAGTGGCTTGATGGTATTTCCCGCCCTGCACGTATTGGTAAGCGCTTGGCGGGGCGTAGAATATGGTCATGGGTTCCTCCTTGAATACCCATCTTCTTTTCACGCTGTCGCTGGCGTTGGACCGGGAGTAGTTGACCTTCCATTTATACTTGGATACATGGGAGGCGAACCGCTCCGCCTCGGCCATGGCTGTGGATACCGGCTCGTAAAGCCTCGTGGTAAGGAACGTGGATTCCAAGGGTTCCCGGGAACCCGGGCTATATTGTATGGCGGAGGGAAGCAGCTCCTGTCCCTCGATCGTCACCTTCCTGTACTCGGAGAGCGATACCTTTTGGATGTCACTGAGAAGCATGCTCGCTTTTATCTCGAGCAGAGAGTTCCGGAGCAGGGAATCGTAATTCCTCCAGAACCGTTCGAAAAGCCCGTCCGGGCCGTGGTAGGCGAGCGTATAGTTCCAGAGCTTGTTTCCATCCGCATCATGATTGAGGATCGTCCCGTAGTCCAGTTTCCCGGCATGGAATACGAACGCCGGCATGGGTTTCAGCTCCTCGTTATCCTCCGCCTCGCCCGCCACCTCAGACGTGGAGTCATTCACGGAATCCATGATGATGGAGGAGTTCAACGATCTTCCGGTCCCTATATAAATCCCGAGATGCGGGATGGCCCCGGCTCCTCCGCTGCCAAAAGCAGGTGTATAGACCATCGCCGGTAGCACGTCCGGGGATTCCTTGCTCTCCGTCTCCAGTGTCCCGCCGGCGTAATAATCCATCGTGACCAGACCGATCCGTTGCGTGACCGGCGTGATCCCCTTGTAACCTCTCCGGACAAACTCACCCGATATCTGGTTATACTCCACGTCCGGGTATTTCTTTAATAGGTCTACCAAGGTACTGAACTCCTCGTTCTCGTTCCCCGTGGCTCTTCCCGTTGTTGGCATCGGGCGCTCGCTCTCCTGTTTCTCTTCCGGCGGCGTGAGCCGGTCACAGGTAAGCTTTAACTGCTTGAAGCTCGAGGGATGGTTGACTGTGTATTTACCGGCTACGCAATCCGTGAGGTCGCAGGAGGGTGTCTCGTTCAGGTTCTCATCGAATAGCACGATACGGATGGTCTTGCGGGTCTCGTCCGGGATGAACTCGCAGCAGAATTTATATCGGTATACGTCCAGTATCGTCTTGATCATGCAGTCCGGGACGATCTGGGAGTATCGGATCTCACCCCTTACGATCGTATCGATCGTGTTGTTCAGAAAGACCATGTCCTTGAATGGGGTGGTGCGGGAAAAGAAGGAGTCCTCCAAGGTGTAGCCGAGATAGGCGAATATCTCCTCCAATAGATGCAATCCACGGATGAAGGGGGATATGTAGAATCCCGGAGCCAACCGGATCGTTTTCTCATCGACTACCTCCGTCCGCTCCACGTCGTTGTAAAGACGGGGATATCCGTCCGGTCCCGGATCACCGGTGGCGTTTAAAGAACCGGACTCTAGGATGGCCGGGAACAAGGCGAATCGGTCGTCATGTGTAATGAACAGGTTCCGGCAGAAGGATATCGCCTCGCTGGCAGATGCGAACTTGATAACCTTGTCCTCAAAGACCGTGGATAACGGTACATCCTTGATCTTCTCGTAGAACGCTCCGGTATTGAGGTAGAAGCTGGTCTCGATCCCGGTTTTCCGGTTCGCCGACAGGATGGCTTGACGGCAGGGGATGGAGAATACCCCGTGCTGGATCATGGCGTTGATCCGCTGCGAGGCCTTGCTGATCCCGGCCATGTTATCCGGATAGGTGAGTAGTTCCCTATTCCTGTCCGTGGGAGGGAGTGTTACCGGTAAGCTCTGCTCTCCGTAATCGTTAAAGAACGGGTTCATCCGGGATAAGGTCAATTGGATGTCTCCTAGGTCGTAAGCCTTGCCGGATTCGTGAATGATGTCCATCTTATTTGCCTCCTATCTTTTTGGATTTGTCCAATGTCTTCTGGGCGGCCTCGATATCGCTATAAACGATATAGGCCCTCATGCCTTTTGCTCTTAGTTCGGAAAATAGCATAAGTAGCTGTGTGAGTACTTTGAGTAATTCCGGATTATTACTTGAAACCATTACATTTTCTTCATCCGAGCGTCCATTGTATCCACCGTTGGCGAATCCGTTGACGGGAAGAGGATTTGTGCTTGTTCTTTGTCTTCGGATGGCATCCAAGGCTAGGATATGGTTCATGGAAACCGGATCTTGTAATTGCCATGCCGGTGTAACGTATTCTTCTCGATGTACGGGACCAGCCACTTCAAGTATACCACCGTTGCCGGTGAATCCTCCGTTGTACCAACCGGTGGAGTCTGATACAACTCGTTGTCCGGTTTGCGGCGTAGTGCTGTCATTAAGACCTGCATTTGCGGTAGATGTACTAGGTTTCTTGATAAGACCTTTCAAGGCACCGAAAGCGACGTTGATAAGTGCGATTTCGGCAGCGGCTTTTGCTAGTCCTAAGAATCCTAATTTAGACACATTGCGGATTGTGGTTTCTGCGATCGACATTGTTACAACTTGGCGAAGAGTATCTAATGTCAATAATAGAATGTTCCCCATAGCGTCAGCAAAACTTGTTTCAGAATCAACTAAAGATTCCCCAAGGATTTGGCCAGCTTGAGCGGAGAAGTCTAATAAGGTTTGTGCTCTTCGTTTGTCTGTTTCTTCTTGCTTTTTCGCTAATTCCTCTTGTTTCTCATTTTGTGTTTTAACGAAAGATTGCAAATCTTTATTTAGTCCGTTGTATAACTTCTCTTTTTGGACTTTACGGTCTTTATCGGCCTTGGCCTCTTTTTCCAAATTTTTGAGATATTCTTGATAGGATTTATCCATCAGTTTAATTCGGAAATCAAGGATCAGTTGTTCAATTTTCTTTCTTTCGTCACTGCCTATTTTATAGATAGCTAATTGTTTATTTAATTTTTCGAGTTCTAAAGCTTGAAGTTTTGTTTGATAATCATCATATAATCTTAGGCCCTCGGTATAATCTTGTGTCAATTTTAGTTTCTTGGTTGCGATATAACGATCAACCTCTTTCAGCTTTGCGTCTGTGATTTTTTTCTCTTGCTCCGCTGACAGTCCCGGGGTTATATCCGTTTTTTTTATTTTAGGGGCAATAACTTCTACTTCTGGCAACTCGTTTGCAGTTTTTTTAGGCAGAAGAGGAGAGTATTTCTGAGATATCTTATCGAGGTTGGATGCTAATTGGTAAGTTTGTGTCATATAGCTCTGTAAACTTCCCCAGAAATCCTTATCGACTTTACCTCTGGCCCCATAGTAGTAGTCAATGTAAGAGATGACATCATCATATGTTTTTGTCCATGAGCGTCCGTTCTTTATCCCTTCATCTGTTATACGTTTTACGTCTCGAAGCATAGCGTCGGTAACGAATTGTCCCAGATTTGATTTTTCCCTCATTTGATCCATCAAATCAATTTGTTTATTTAAGGCGGTGGTCGTTACATCCTCCTTCTCTTTCTGCATGGTTTTTAAAACTATGTTTTCATGCAACTTTTCATTAACTATTTCTAAAGCTTTTGCGATATCCTCTGTTGTACTTTGTTCTGTTAGTTGGTTTTCAAGATATTTTCCATATCGAGAATTGATCTCATCGATTAATTCTTTTCGTTGCTTTGTTCCGGCGTTGCTTCGTTGGAGAGCGTCAAATAGGGTATAAGCTTCTGCCCGTTCGTTGGCGATTTCCTTGTTCATCTCTTTTAAGGCCCGGGCACTTTTTGTTGAATTATCCCATATCTTGTAAATACCTACAGCTAAAGCCGTAATTGCCACACCTGCCGCAATAATGGGATTGAGACCCAGAGTCACTAAGAAACTGCGCATAGCCATAGTCGCAGCTTTGATATTTCTAGCCTTGAGAGCTGATGCTGCCGCTAATGCATATTCTGCGGCTATGGAAGAACGGGTCGCAACTAAATGAGCCTTTTCTATAATTGTAGCTTTTAGAGTAGCTCCATTTGACGCAATCTTCCAGTAAGTGTTTAGCTTGATAGCGGCTGTATACAAAGTTAATGTCGATATTAAGGTAATAACCAGCCCTGTATTTTTACTGATCCAATCGGCCATCAGAACTAGTTTTTTAGTCCAGTTCACGGTTTGATTCATTACGCTGATAATGGATGGATTGATCTTTTCCATTAACTCAATGCCAAGATCGTTAAGTTTGTTTTTTGCTTGTTGCATTTTAGCCGTGGCAGATTGGCTTTTTATCGTGGCCTGCTCTAAAGCGACGGATGTGCCAGTTACGGCTTTCGTATAATATTCTACCTTATCCGCTTCATTGATAAGGACAGAGGCAACATTGTAACCTTCTTCCCCGAACATCTTTTTGATAGCGGTAGCGTCCATTTGTTTTTTGCGGAGATTTTCCAGAGCCGTATTTAGCCCGACTATTTTGGGGTTAGTCTCGTCAGCTCCTGTTTGCAGGGTAAGGAAAAACTTTTTGAGTCCGGTACCGGCGATCTCATCCTTGATACCTTTCTCACCTAAAGTTTCAATGGTTCCAACCAGTTGTTCGATCGGAATCTTTGCAGAAGCGGCTGCGACACCACTTGTCTTTATAGCTTTGGTCTGGCTCTCTACGGCTGCTGCACCGAATTTACTTCCGGCGGCAAGTACATTTACATATCGAGCGGCTTGATCAGCTCCATCCCCATACTGGTTTAATGCCAAGGTGACGGCATCTACCGCATCCGTAAGTTTCATGCCACTGGCAGAGGCGAGGATGAGCGTTTGCTCCGTCACTTCTGCTAAAGCCTCTTTATTTGCTAGCAATTCGGGTTTAGCGGAACCTACTAATTTATAAGCTTCCAGTATCTCATCAGCGGATTGGCGTATGCGGATACCTTCTTCGGTAACTGTAGTGGAAAGACGTTTTGCTTGATCTGTAAGCCACTCTATACTTTCATCATCTAGGCCTGTAAGAGCTTTTACATCGGCCTTGCTTTCTTCCAGTTTATTGCGGGCTTCACGGAATTTGTTGAAAGTAAGAGTAATACCCGTAATGGCTGCCACTGCGGTACCAATGATTCCCATATATTTATTTACGAAATCTGTGGCACGTCCCCAGACCGAGGCTTGGCAACCGATCTCTACACGCATCTCTTGTTGGGCTAGTGCGGTTTCTTTGGAGATGCGTTTCAGCATTTCTAGTTTAGTGTTATATTCAGCGGTACCACGAGTTACTTTTTTCAGCTCCGTTGAAATTTTATTCTTTGTCTTTATTAAGTCATTATAAGTAGCTCCACTTAGGTTCTTCAATACTCTTTCCGTATCAGCGACCTCTTGCTTATACTTTTGCATCTTCTGGGTTTGGGCAGTCAACTCACGTTCTATTTTCTTAGCCGCCTTACTATTGCCTTCTCCCGCTGCTCGGAGATCGAGTAGCTTTTTCTCCAGTTCCCCGATTTTCGTCTCTAACTCCGATGCGCTAGTCATTGCGTCGGAGTTATCCAGATATATCTTGATGCTCCTGTTTAAATCTCCTGCCATATCCTAATCTTTATCTATGAAAATTCGTGATGCGTCGATTTGCATATCGGCGGCGTAGTCCGCTACGATGTCTGCCAGTTTGGGAAGATTCTTTTCGATGATGGGATCGAACCAACGGATCGGGTGGCGGTTGCCGGTTCCCATCAGGTAGAAAGAATCCGGGTTGGTCTTTTTCAGCTTCCCGTATTTGTCCGTCCATTTAGAGCCGCCCCGGAAACCACCTTGGCCCCGTCCGGCTCCCCTATGGATATAGATACCTTCACGGGCGAAACTGAATCCCACTCGTTCGGTCTCTCCTTTACTTTTGTAAATTCTGGGTTCTAGGGAGTCCGATAGGAACTCATCTTTCTGGACAAGCAAGGCGATATTCCCTTTCAAGTCTTGGATTATGTAGCCCATCCATTCCTTTACCTCAGAATTAAATTGTCTCAATTTCTCCTTATCCTGCCTACGTTCATACCGGGCGATCCGGCTGGTTGACTCTAGCGAGATCTCGAAGGGTAATCCTTCCCTCGCTCCGATTAGGGAGTTCTTGCGTTTAGGCGTGCGCATCTGCTCGCTCAATCTTTTCATGACTCCCATATCATACCCACATTGATTGGTCGATAGAGAAGGGGATAGGCTTTCTTAGGTTGAAGCCTAACATCACCCCATAGAAATTATCTCCCATGGGACCTATGCCCCGAAAGGTCATGCTGTTTAGCTCTAGGAACTGAAGCCCGTTACGTTCCTCGTTCCAGTCAAGCATCATCCGGCAGACGATCTGCATGAGAAGATCCTTGCATTCCGCTTTCGCAAAGTGAATCCCGTCGATATTCCCGGCCTCGCATTGCTTTAATAGGGCGATAAAATATTGTGGGATATTTACGAGGTTGTCATTGTTAAGCCAAGAGAAATCCGAGTTAAGCCCGTCGATGGCGACTAATACATGATCCCGGATAGAGGAGATACGTTCTTCCAGATCAGAGATTTCCTCTACCTCGTCACTACGGAGGAAATGACATTCCCCGTCCGTATGACCGATAGCGGCTAGATGCCTAGCGATCCATTCCGAATACTCAAAGTGATTGTATATGTCCATAACATCCAATTTATAGACACAAAAAAAGCCCCCCGAAGGGAGCTTTTAAAGGACATATGAAAACTACTAATCACCTTTTATACCTACTGATATAATCAGTCAAGCGTTCAGCTTGCAATTTTGTTATCTTTGTAAATGAAATCTTCTTCTTAAGTGTCTCAAAACCAAATTCATCTATAAACTTACCAATTGAAACATTTAAAAACATAGAAGGCAAAGAAGACACACCTTCCATATCGATGGTAATCTTGTCCGAAGAATTCATATTCTCTCTGATTATATCATAGAGACTACTTCCTGCCATAGGAAAATCCTTTCCTTCCATCACGTCATAAAGTTTAATTGTACACATAGTATCCTCTTTTTATTTAGTTAAAAATCAAACTCGTCTAAAATTTCTTCTTCTTCCAAATTTCCTAAATATAATTCGAAATATATCAACGTCCCATTAAAATCAAAATCAATATTGTCAATTTTAACTTCATGCTTCTTTAATAAACGAGCTGTATTGCAAATTATTCTTACTGCATCAGCGCACGATAATATATTATCTAGGCCTTTTCCTTTATTATGAACCTTAGATCCAACTGTAAAATCAACCTCTATAGACTTTTTCAAAGCATCGCTATCTGATATTATAGTGGAATCAAAATTTCTGACAGATTTTGATATACCTTTCCCGAAATCACAAATAGCTACACGCAAGACTTCATCCTGTCCTTCATATTTAATAAATGAAAAAGCATTACCATTTGCATCAGCATGATCAAAAACATTATAAAATGCTTCTACTATGCTAAGCGAAATTATACTTAAGTCTTTACCTCTAAAGAAATTCTTTTTAAAATATTGTTCTACCTCTATTGCATATGCGTCTTTTTGATTCTCAACTATACGCCATAAATTAAATATATTATCACTTTCAGAATCCACATGATCTTTACTGTAATTCCAATACTCTCTAAATTTAAGATCTTCAAAAAACAGCTTCTCTATAGATTCATTTGATATCCGTATAGTATGTTCTTCTACATTAACTAAAAATTCAATCAAACATGCAATTGTAACAACATGAATAGGCTGAAATAATTCAGGAGACAATGTATCCTTAAAAACAAAAGTTATTTGTTTTTGATAATTTTCTTTTTTATATTCATTCCTGATAGTAGCGATTTGTCTCAGCCAATCCGCTCTTTTCAAAGAGTTAAAATATATGTTCGTATTATCCATGTTTTGAAGAACATTATTCATATATACAACAATTTTTATCTGCTGAATATTATCAGTTTCTATTTAAAAAAGCAAAATAAATAATAGCAAAACAATCAACACACCAGCTATAACCTTGCTTATATGGTTTTTGCTGTGACGCACTTCATTCAGAGCCGCACCGATCAGCATAACAAAACCTAATATAGCTACAAATGTCAGCATACTGCAAATATAATCATTCTTTTGGAAGAAGCAAGCGTAACAGCTCCTCCAATCTCATGGCGGCATGCATTCGTTCTTCTTTACTATATTGTCCGTTTACATCGGTAACGATGTCGAGTAGGCGCAGGGCTTCTTGGAGTTTCATTTCGGTTCCTCCTTTCCTTCAAACAAACATAATCTTTTTTTCAGAAAACTTAGAGCCGCAATAAGCGACAATGATTCTTTTTCAGAAAGTACACCCGGGGCATCATGCTCGCATGCAATGAAAGTGATAGCGCTGTCAATGGCCTTAACATCTTCTTCTAACCCACCTTTATCATTTTCCTGCCAATATCTGATCGCATCCAGCATTAGGTTTGATATACATATATCTTCCAGTCTAATCATTTGGGCCTCCTTTCTTCGCTGAGTTATAAACGAACCAAGCTACGATGACCAGTGGTAAGAACACTGGAGACAGCATAGCCAATAAAGCTACCGTGTACATTTTAGCCTCGTAAATGGATTTACAGGAGGCGATACCAAGAGGCAACAGGTTGTAGAACTTCTGGACGGTTGTCCAAGAAAAGAGATCATGTTCCCGGCTCCGGGAAGATGATACGGTTAATGAATTTGTTTTCATAACGTTGTGACTTTAGCGTATGGGCAGAAAAAAAGCGGCTGCCATTTCCACTCGCTAAAGTCACAACGTTACGTTCCCGAAGGTACGAAAATTGTAGGAAAGGCAACCGCCAATATTTTTATACAACAAAGTAAGGCATAAAAAAGCCCTGACTATCAAAAATATGTCCGAGCAATAACCGATGCTCAACGAGAACGACAAACGTTCGTGACTTTAGCTGATGCAAATATGGTAAAAGTTTTTGAGATGGCAATGCTAATTAAAAGAAATCTACCAATCTTCCTCCTCTGTTTTTAGCTGAGACACTCCATTGAATATGTTATTTTCAATCTGATATAGCCTATATAGCTGTTCTAGTAGGACTTGTGTTCTTACATTTATGTAATGGGCATCTGTTCGTTTACTTTTAGTAAGTCCTAGTCCATCGGAAACAAACGATGTTAAATAAAAATCCCTAGTCAAGTAAGTTTCTATAGGGGCTTCGGCTTCATTTAAATCTCCTTTCTCTACATAAATATCATATAAATCTATTTTGTACCTATTATCTCGTACTTGGATTTTCAATGTAAAATGTATCGGTACACTTCCTACATATTTACCCATTAACCCCATACTGAAAATTAAATAACCTTCAGTCATACCTTTGCAAACAAGGATACCTGTTTCTTTATCTTGCATTTGCAAAATATTTTTAGCACTAACGAAAACATCAACCAATGATTGATAGATATTGTCGTATAGTGTTCCTTTACCAAGCCCTTCAACTTGTCTGACGTAAGAAATAGTAAAACTTCCATCATCATTAAAAGGTACTGAAGACAATATTTCAATCATATCTTCCTTTTTTAATTTGGGTAACTTCTTATCTTCTATCTTCCTTTTTTCAAAGTTTGAATATTTTTGGTAGATAAATTCTTTAAATTCTTCTTGCGACATAGGATTTCTTACAATTTCGAAATCTTGTGCAAAAGCGTTTGTGCTAAGTAGTGTAACAAATAAGATACAGATTAGGTGTTTCATGTTTAATTTTGTATTGATTATTATGGATCGCAAGTAGGGAAAAGTTTTTGATATGGCAAAGAAACCAAGTATCTTTGTGGAAAAGAATTGCGATATGAATACAACAGATTACGATATCTATAAAATCAGACAAGAGCAGCTGTCGTTAAGCCGTCGTATCACTCGCATAGAAAATATGATACACGCAATCAGACCTACTCGATTAATCTACGTATTAGGTTTCCTATCGGGTTTCCTGCTAAACTATCTACTACGGCACCTGTTATAGCGGCCAAGACCCACCAAGCGAATTTAAACAAGGAGACCCAGCCGTTAGCCACGTCAAGTTTTAATTTTTTATCTTCCAGTTCTTCTTTATCTGCTGACTTTTGCAGATGTTTTTTCAATCCAATAGTAGCAATACTTTCTCCTTCATTGGTTAGTATCAGCCAATATTCATCCTTTCCCATATATTCGATCGCATGATACCGCTTCATCAGCGTCTCCTTCATATACTCATAATCCATCGTGTGATTATCATAGTCCGGAAGGCCATTATAAAATTGGTCTATATTACAGCGACCAGCATTTTGTTTCACCGTGGCAAGTATCTTATCCGCTATCTCGTATTGTTTTTCTGTAAACATTATCAAAAGAGAATAGCCTGTATTTCTGAGGGTGCATCCTCATACTCTACAGGCCATTAAAAAACCAATTGGCATATCTTTTCCGAAGGTCACCGCATGCACTCGGTTCTACTCGGTTTCTAATCTTTTCGTAAAGATGGGGAAAGTTTTTGGTAACACAATGCTTTCCACGTATTTTTGTGGAAAATGTTATTCCTATGAAATCAATAATCAATTATTTTCGCAAACGTAAAGAGGAACGTCTTCGTGAACGTTGTGTTAAGTATGCCATTAAAGCCCACGAAGGACGGGATAAAGGTTTTACTGTCAGCGATTCAGCCCAAGACATTGAATTGTATATAAAAGACGGTATGACATCCCAAGGAAAAAGGCATCAATAAGGTTTCTTATAAGGCAAAACAACAGGTAACTTGAACCTTATTCGGTTCGCCTCATTTCCATTGCTTCCTTCTTTGGTTGAAGCGCCTATACCTACTACACTGGCTAATACACCGATCTTTCCGCTATTTTCCTTTATTTCAGAGGTGCTGACTTGTAGATCAAACTCTACTGATGAAACAATAACACCTTCACTATTGTCTATCGTCTCAAAGTTTGTATTCTCTGCATAGCATGGATTTACCACTACTCCTTTATCTTTCAATTCATCATCTAATTCATAAACAGCTTCCGAAAGCTGGGTTATAGCGGATTTAATAAATTCTTTTAGTTCCATAAACAACAAAGCCCGCATTTCAGACCGGCCATGATCCTACTTTGCGGGCTTTTCCTTCAATGAAGTTTATCTTTTTCAAATATCTCGCATGGCCTCGATATATTTGATATCTAATCTTTTTGTAAAGATAGAATAAGTTCTTGATGAATCCAAATTATTTTCGGATAGCCATGCCTGTGTTGTTTTTGCCTTTCAAACTAAAGGCTAATACAACCATAAACTTTTTTTCGAATAAGCACACAACGTTGTTTTTGCCTTTCAAACTAAAGGCTAATACAACGTCTTATGTCCTCATTTGTTATTCCCGTCAGTTGTTTTTGCCTTTCAAACTAAAGGCTAATACAACATCTGTCGGGCAGGCGTTATTTTTGCACACGTTGTTTTTGCCTTTCAAACTAAAGGCTAATACAACCGGTTTGCCAGTATATGCAGGTGGGCTTGTGTTGTTTTTGCCTTTCAAACTAAAGGCTAATACAACGATGTAGTTTTGCATCAACTCGAAAGGCAAGTTGTTTTTGCCTTTCAAACTAAAGGCTAATACAACCATCGCAGTGGCTAATTCGTATTTGCGAAAGTTGTTTTTGCCTTTCAAACTAAAGGCTAATACAACGGGTTTCGCTGGATATCCGGATTACTTCGGGTTGTTTTTGCCTTTCAAACTAAAGGCTAATACAACTCTCTTACTGATAATGCTTCCATATCTGTTGTTGTTTTTGCCTTTCAAACTAAAGGCTAATACAACGTGCAGCCGTTTGCAGTGCAAATCAGTGTGGTTGTTTTTGCCTTTCAAACTAAAGGCTAATACAACTGTCCTCCGGCTGATGTCCCTATCTCATAGTTGTTTTTGCCTTTCAAACTAAAGGCTAATACAACTGCCTGAACGGTCAATCTTTGTCGCTAATGGTTGTTTTTGCCTTTCAAACTAAAGGCTAATACAACCCTTGATCGTCCGGAAAAGTCTGTTGCAAAGTTGTTTTTGCCTTTCAAACTAAAGGCTAATACAACTCCTGACTTGTGAAAGTCTGGAGGATTTTTGTTGTTTTTGCCTTTCAAACTAAAGGCTAATACAACTCCCCCAAAAATAAAAGACTTGCGAAATGGTTGTTTTTGCCTTTCAAACTAAAGGCTAATACAACGGCACCATCGTAGGAACTTGGCGGTAATAAGTTGTTTTTGCCTTTCAAACTAAAGGCTAATACAACCAACCCTGTTTGGGATGTAGGGACGTTACTGTTGTTTTTGCCTTTCAAACTAAAGGCTAATACAACTATCAGATTGCCTAATTCCTCTTGGGTTAGGTTGTTTTTGCCTTTCAAACTAAAGGCTAATACAACTACTCCTGGTAATATTTGTCCCATAATGTAGTTGTTTTTGCCTTTCAAACTAAAGGCTAATACAACAATGGGACGAGTAGTATATGAATAAAGTAGTTGTTTTTGCCTTTCAAACTAAAGGCTAATACAACCGCTTGGGAGGACGAGCAAAATGAATGATCGTTGTTTTTGCCTTTCAAACTAAAGGCTAATACAACGGTAAGGAAGCTGGAAACCTATAAGAGATAGTTGTTTTTGCCTTTCAAACTAAAGGCTAATACAACTTCTCCCACCTAGGGGAGTTGCTATACATTGTTGTTTCTACCTTTCAAACTAAAGGCTAATACAACTGCGCATGCGATCACGGGTTTCATGACACGGTTGTTTCTACCTTTCAAACTAAAGGCTAATACAACTGCCGTAAAGCATAAAAATAATCCTCGAAAGTTGTTTCTACCTTTCAACCAAAGAGCATAAAATGTTTTTATGCTGATGAGTCATTCGAAAGGTCTTCTAATTTTATATTTTCTATCTTCATTTTAAATTCAGCTATAATCTTTTTTGCATATACGAAATCGTCAGAAATCTCTTTGATACATTCAGCTTCGTATTTATCATGTAAGAACATATTCCGAGTTTTAATGAGAAAAGAACTATCTATCTTTTGTTTAGTTCGTTTCTCATATTCTGTAATTAGCTCATTAAAATCATAATAATTTCCGGGAGTAGCCTTCTTTAAATCTGGGAACATCGATACCATAGCGATTTCGAAAGAATGAATGATAGGTATGATTTGTATCTGGGCTTCTTCGAAATCTAGGCATTCTCTTTTATAATTTTCATAAGGTTGAATCTTTACGCTAGAAGATATACTATTGTTTCTTTTGACTTTACTTAATACTTTATTCAAAGAGCTGATTCTTGTATCATGATGTATATAAAATAACTTTCCGTAGTCTTTTATCTTGATATCTTCTCCTTGTATTTTTAAAAGGTTGAGATCGATCAAGTAAGAAACTCTCTCATTTAAAATACCTTTGACGTTTTCTAGTTTGTATTTGTTAATTCTGTTGTATAAATCAGAAGGAAGATATTCCTTGGTCATCATAAATAAAAGAATATCTTGTATTTGGTAGAGTCTGATTATAGACTCGTTATCGCATATTTCGTTATAATTCTTACGATAAAGTCTATCTTCTTTCTCTAATAGCTTATTAGCTTCTGCAACAGGAATCTTGGATGGCCTTAGTTCTTCCATTTTCTTGATCCTTTGCTCTAAGGATAAATAGCTTTTGGATTTACCCTTATTCGGTGATAACTTATCGAATAAACGATAATTACGGGGTTGTGCATAGAATTCTTGAGATTGATCTTCGAAATAAGTTCTAAAATAGTTCTGGATCAAGTATGAGACATTCAATGCCGGACTTTTTTCTCGGGTAGGAGATTCTATTAATTGCTTCAATTTGGATTTTTTCAAACAATTAATGATCGCTTCATTAAATAGACCACGAGGTAGGAATATGGCCTCTTCCTTATCTTGAGGCTTATTAGGCTCACGTTGTAAGTCCCGAAGAGGGTGGCACTGGATATTTAGTTTCCCTTGGAGGATTTTCTTTTGTATTCGTGAAAAATATACTTTCCGCTCCTTAAGGTAAGCGATGTAAAACTCTATTAAAGAGGTATAATTCGTACCTATTTGAGCTAAAAAAGGATGCGGATTTGAAGAATTGATCAATCCTGCTCGTGTGAAGATTTCCGTTAAGTCATTTCTTCTTATCCCGAAATATGCTAAAGAAACTTGTATGGCTTGGAAATTAGGCTCTGTGACTTTATCCCTTCCATTGTTTTTTGAAGGCTGTAGCCATAGCATGTCTCTAACCAACGTTTCCGCTATTCGGCCAGCTTTTAATATTTCATGTTGCCTTTTACCAAAAGCGGATTTCTGAGATTTGATACGTTCTACCTCATTGAGTTTACTATCTGTCCAAAAGATCGCTTTCATGACCCGGCGTAACATTAACTCGGATCTCTCTTCCGGATGCTTTTGTTTGGTACTTTTATGGATAGATCGTTCAATAATATCTTTTACGGATAGGGGACAGTGTGATTTATGTATATTATTATTCCGTAAATAAGTATAGAATAACATGGCCGGCAATTCGTATTTACTTAACCAGAAATCGGCGATAGGCATTTTAGCACCCTTCTCATCGATGGTAGGGTAGGTATCTTTCCCTTCTGGTAATACCTTAATACCGATATTATTACCATTAACGATATAGTGGGGCGTAGATTGAACCAGATAAGGCTCAAAAGAATTGATATCCGGTATACTATCTGTACTTATATCTATGGATTTTACGTTTAATGCCTCCGATAGTTTCTTTGCGGAGATATCTTGGATGTTTTTACAAAAGCCTGCGAGTTGGAAATTAATGTATCTATCCTTTGTCTCTCTATCGACTCTTGTTTTTTGATATCCATTGTGAAAGTAATTTCCGAGATATGTATAGAAGCCAATTTCTTTAAAATCAGCTTGTTTGTCTAAAAAGTGCAGGGCAAAAGTCTCAAAGCGACTGCGGAACCGTATTCTGGATCTATCCGGAAGGCCGTAAGGATCTTCGGCATCCGTTGGTTGTAATGTCTCGTTATACATTTCCCGGTATTTAGGTTCAAGGGTTTGATACAGTTCTATTGGTATCTTAGATAGTTCATTCAGTATATCTAAAGCCCGGTCTTGTTTCGTGTCTTTCGTAGTGCGTAGACGTTCTACAGGAGGTTTGGTGGAAAGAGCCGTGAAAACCTCAAGGGTAAGCCTATATTGTAACGAGTCTCCCCGTTTGAATCCGGATAACTTTTTCAAGAATAGATAACTGTACTTCCTTTCAAGGAACATCGAGATGAAGAAAGCATACCCTTTTTCGCTCAGACCGTTATTGTTTACTAATGTGTAATAGAAATGATCATCTTCTGTTTTTAGAACAACCCGCCCTTTTTTGCGAGTGTATCTACGAAGATGCTCCATCTCTTTCTCCTCGGCTTGGAAACGCTCCTTGATAATGTTTATGGCACTATCGTAGATGCAGTTCAGTGATGAAGGGATATCATACCCACGGGGATAAATGCAGATGGGATCATGATAATAATGGGTGTAATAGTTCCTGACATCATTAAGCAAAGAGGCAAAAGCTGTAATGATGGTTTTATATTCTATACAAAGTTTATCCGATTGCCTTTCACCTTTTTTAGGCGTCTTCATTTCAATGATCGGTTTTATCCATGGTAGATATCCTTCAACGATCTGTTCTAGGTTGTTTTGTGGATTTTGATCGAAGATTGAGTCGATGAGTGTTATTACATGCTTGATATCCCAACTGCTTAATTGCTTTTGGGTGTCCAACTTTTTAGCGATAAAATTAAGTGTTTTTATTAGTCCATCTATCGCTAGGTTTGCATATGCGGCAAAGATATGTTTGTTTTCTATGGCTCCCATAATAAAATGATCTATACCAAGTTCAATTTAGTAATCCGGCGGCTGATGTCTTTCAGCGCCATATCCAAAATAGCCAGTTCCTCCTGTGTGAATTTGCAAATTTTACCGTGTACGCTATTCCCGTTTAATCGTTGGTAGAACCAAGAGGATGATTTCCCGAAATAATCTTTGGCTAGATTAGAGACGGACAGGTATGGTAAAACGGGACTCAGTCGCTCACGAATAGTTAGCTGCTCCTTGATGTCCGTGATCTCTTTATGGATGTTTTCAAAGTCATTTTGCACACCTGCGGTAAGCAGTTCGGTTTCCTTTTCATCCATGCTATCCAACAGATCGGTAATTTGTCGGTCTATGGTAGGGCGGTCATTCTCCGGGGACTTTTTCCAAAGTTCCTTTAGTTCAAAAAAACGCTTTACTTTATCCATCTTATTCTGTTTTTTGAGTTACACATGAAAGGGAAACTCCCCCTCTGGCCTGGAGGGGGAGAACCTTTCTGGTCAATAATACTTTCCAAGTTCCTTAAGTTCTTTCTCAAGTCTCTTGATCTCTTTATCAACCACCGCTTTCATGAATTTGCTTCTCGAAGTCAGTTCATGATACTTGCGGAGATAAAAAAGGAGATCTTTTTCTGCCTCTTCTATCCGGGCTTTTAGCCCATCGTCACTATGCATAGAGCTCTTGTCTTAATGACATCACAAAGATAATAAATATATTATCAATGGCAAACGTTTGGTAATATTTTTATTATCATAGTATCTGGATTGGAGATAATAACAAAACCGCTCCACCTTCACAGGCAAAGCGGCTGTCCATTACTAATCTAAAAATCTAATACCATGAAAAACACCTATTACTACATATCTTGTTTCTTTTTCTCCTCTTTTTCGATCGCTACTTCTAGGGTATAGAGAGCGTCGTATAAAAGGGATTGTTTTACCTGTTCTTTCTTGGTCACGTCTCCGCTGGCCATCTCATCCACGATGCGTTGTTGCGTGTCGAATATATCCAAAGGGGCTTCATTCCCTCCGGAGGAGAATACCCGGGAGAACTTTGCTTGTATGAAATTCATGCTACCTAGGTAGTACCAGAACATGACTGTCTTTACGATCGGCTCTACATTCCGGAACCAAGCCGGATCACCGTCCTCACGTATGGAGAATGAGCCGTCTTTCCAGATTATGGATAGGAAGTTATCCAATGCCTCGAATAAATCCTGTCTCATCCGCTGTTGCCAAGTCTGTAGCATGATGAACTGTCCGTAGCTGATATTGGTCAGGCCGTCTTCCGGGCCGTATAACTCGATATCTTTGTCTTTGTAGACGGGGAATGGGTTACGGGTTAAGCGGATATCCAGCTCGATCCCTTTTTCTGTCTCTTGGAATAAGAAATCAAAGATGGTGCTCAACGCCGCCAGTTGCTCGGCCGTGATCCATATACGATCTTTGGGAAGGGAAACGGCGTAACCGGTTCCATTGGCTTTCTGGTATCGCCGGATTCTCGCGGACAGGCAAAACAATAGCATCTTGACCTTGGCTTCTTGGGCCGTACTTTTCGAGTTCAAAATATTGGCGAGAAAGCAAAGCTGTTCCGCTGTCATCTCATCCCATGTGCCGGGCACGAGGTAATCGATATCTTTGATCGTTATTTTTCTCATAATACGAAAATATGTTTGTCCTTGGAATTAAAGTCGTTCTTGATAGGAGCGGGGAGGCCTAGTTCCGGGGCGTAAACTTTCATGTAATCCTCGATTACCGCTTCTAACGACGTTACCTGCTCGGCGTAGAAATTACCGTTGTCCGTGGGATCGGAATACAGCGGATAGATCACGGGTTTAAACTCCAGCTGGCCGGCCGCCGTACGTTGTACCCGGGTGGTTTGGCTGGTATGGAGCTTGGCTACGTACATGGCGAGCCATACCCGGATATAATCAATCAGCTTGATCCGGAGCGGATCATCCACGCCGGTTCTTAAGGTGTCTTTTAAGCTCTTGTCAAGAGTGGTCCCGATCCAGCGGCATAGCTTCATCTCCAGTGTATCGAGTAGGGGACGGAACTTTTCGAAGGTCAACCGGGAATAATCGATATTCACCTTACCGTAATCCTGAAACTCCCGGGCGGAATTAAGGTAGTGGTCGTTGGCTTGGTTCTTGTAATAGCGGCTTTCTTTCCATTCCGGATAGTCGTTCTCGTGGCTTCCGAGATGCTCCAGTAGCTTATCCAAGTTATTCCATCCCCGTTCCTGCATGCTCTCTTCCGATCGGGCGATCTTTTGGTCGCTGGCTACGGTGAACTTATCGTTCCGGCCTACCGTATGCCCGCTGTCACCGATCAAGACCCCTAGCTCCGGACTGGCTATCGCCACGGCCAATGGTCCCAGTGTCCGGCTGGCGAGCGTCTTGATCGTAAGGATATCTTCCGTTAACGGCTCTCGATACAGCCGATCGACCAAGGCTTCCCCGAGGTAGGGGACGATATATCGATCGAAAGCGTCTTGAAGATAAGGCTCCAATATCTCGAACTTAAATGAGGCGTTTACCTTGACGGTATGCCTCAAATCATCTATCGTTTGTAGGAATGGCTGTGTCATGATTATACTTTTTCGTTACCGATACTCTTTTCCGATCCCGTGTTCTTATCGAGTGTCGTTAGCATGATATTGGGTATCACGAACTCGATGTCTTTTCCCCATCCGTTGATCTCCCGGGCTAGGTATAGCGGGAGAACCATCATGTCCCGGAGCGGCTTGAACAGTACTTGGGCGATAATGAATAACTCCCGGGCCTCGGTACCGTTGATGTTCTTCGATTTCCCGGGCGACGCTCCTTTCAAGGACGGATGTACGCCCATCGTGTTACAGATCACGTTTGTCGCTTCCTCCGAGTCCTCGATATACTCACCGCCCTTGATAAATGATTCCAAGGGCTTGATGATGATATCGCTCTCCTCGTATTTATTGATCTGATCATACCGGAAATGGGATACGAAGCTCTTGCCGGCGTTCTCCTCTCCGGAAAGGAAGTCGTTCAGTTGTTGTAGGAAAGCGTTCTTGCGCTCGTTCCGTTTCTTCTTGTCATCCTTGGGGATACCTTCCGAGTCGTAAAGCTTGTCCCAAAATTTCATGTTGATGGAGACGTGATATTTCAAGACCATCTGGTTTTTCAGCAACGCCTTCTTGAATTTCGGGATGGCGCAACTGAACTCGTACCAATCGAGGAAGATGGACCACCAATAAGGGCGGTTGTAATAAAAACGCCCCGGTACCGGCATATTGAGGCTTAACGTATAGCCATTCTCTTCCTCGTCCTTTTTCTCTCCGGTCTCCGGATCGGGTACGAGCCCGGTACGAACCTTGAGATCGTAAAGCGGGCTTCGGCGGTCTAGCAATCTCGTTACGATCACGTCGTCCGGAAATGACTCCTCTCCCCATTGCGAGGAATAACCATGATACTCGATGCGTTTCGTCTTCTCGTCTTGCTCGCTGATCCGGGAAAAGCACATCTCCCGGTGCCAGATCTGGACTACCTTCGGTTTCTCTCCGGCCTTCCGTTTGCCAAAAGCCAGATAGACGAAAGAGTCGGAGAATACGACCAGATCGTTGGCCAGCTCGGACATTACCCGTAAGTAGTTGCTGTCCGATATGAACTGGAATATCTCCGGAGCCTCTTCCGGGGTAAGTTCCTCCAGCTCGATCTTTTGGGTCTCCGGATTCTTCACCCTCCGGCAGACCATCAACCCATCGCCGTAGGCCATGTTCGCCTTGAACTCGATATTGCTGCCTACGATGGTGTTGTCGGCGATCTTTTTCATGATCCTTACGGGCAACTTGTCTTGGTGACCGAACGGGACAAACCTGACCTCTTTCTTGACGGAAGATCCTTTGGCCGGGGTAATGACCGTGGCCGTGAATTTTTTATCCTCCAGAAAACCTACGTCCTCGGTCATGACCACCGCCGCTTTCGCTCCGGGGAGGAAAGCGGTGTCACCCATTAGAAATACGTTCTTGCGTCCCATTATGCGTATATTTTTTTACCGTTAATCCGGATGATCATGCAACGGATGAACTTCCGTGGGAACCGTTCGCCCCGAATCCGGATGTTTACCGTGCTTCCCTTGGCGTGGATCGAGCTGAAGTAGGCTACCTCATAATTCTCGATCGAGCCGGGAGAGCCATTTCCCTCCCGGCTTTCATTCAACCGCACGTACGAGAACGAGAACATCTTGTATCGTCCCCGGTCATCCTTTTGCTGCATGACAGCCCAGACATCACTTTGTTTTATCCTTTTTTCCATATCTCCATCTTAAAAAGATTACCAAGGCCAGAACCATCGTTACGCCGAGCGCCCACCACCCGAGGGCGTTCTTGCCGATATCGGAGTTGAGTTCGGTATCTCCGGATCGCTCTTCCTCATGGCTGGCTTCCGACCGGGCGAAAACGTTCTCGTTCTCCTCTTTCTTTTGGCTTTCCGCTTCTTCTTTTCGCTCGTTCTCATGTTCCTCGCCTTCGAGTGTCGTTTCCGCCTTGACCGGGTATCGGCCGTTTTCGTCCGGCTGCCGCTCAAGGTCGAATTCCCTTCGTATGATCCGGATGTTTCTCCACCGATCTCGCACGGTGTTGGAACTGGCAAGCCGTACATCCATAGAGGTATCCAAGCTCTCCAATACCTGTCGCTCTTGATCTCTGTAATGGCTATGATCAGAAGCGCTACGACGCACGGAGCAGCTAGCGCAAAGAGCCACCATTCCGGCCAAGACACACAATCTCTTATAAAGTCCATATTCCATGATTCGCTATCCAAAAGGGAGCTCGCATAAACAATACCACTCTCACATCAGTTCCCAGCCGGCCTCGATGTCTTCCATAGGGATACGCTCACCGTTCTCCATGTAGCACATGGCATCCACTAGGGCGCACATCGTTCCCTTGTCCGACAGGTCTAGCCGGCAACAGTCCGGCATTTGCATCTCCCGGCATACCCATCGTACGTAAGCCGCCGTGTCATTCTCATCGCGGGGTGCCCATCGTTCTATCAGTTCCTTTATGGAGCGTAGGTTATACGATCGCTGGTATTTTAGCAAGAGCTTCATCATGGCCCGTACCCCATGCGGTATATCCTCGAATTCCTCGAAAGCGTTGTCCTTTTTATCGGCTTTCGATACTTCTCCGGCCCAGTCGTTCCGCTCCGAGTTCCGGATATTACCGGGGTTGTTGTTTCGGATTCCCCTTGGTGTCGTTGTCATTTTTACAATCCTCCTTATCTAATTGGTTACTAATATTCTTTCCTAGCTTAGACTCGATCTCTCCTTTGAGCTGTAGTTTAAGCAGCTTTGGAAACATCATGTTCGGCCAGATAATCAATACGCTACCCAGCATGCTCCACAGCTCGCACACACAGGCTAGGGTACATCCGGCCTTGGTGATTATGGCGTTATCTTGAGTGAATATCCGTTCCGTAACGAATACCACGAGCATGAAACCGAAATAGACGATCACCTTGGCGGGGGTATCTCTTCCGCTTTGTGATAGGAAGAATTTACCTTGCTTCTTTGCCGAGAACATCCCGAATAGCAAGTCGGCCGTAATAGCCACGCCCATAGCGGCGAAAGCGTATTTCACGGGCGAGATAAAATTCAATAAGAATATCATCCCGCTTATCATCCAGCCCCAAGAATGGTTCAATACCATCTGGAGCTTAATCAAGATCCTCTCTACGATCGGGCTAAATACCTGTGATATCATCTCCAAACATTTTTCACAAAGATGCTCGTAATCATACCTTCGGAAAAGGACATGAAAAAGCCCCGCCGGGGATTTCTCCGGGCGGGGCTTGATTGATATTATTCTTCCGGCAATAGTAGCCGGAGTAGTTCTTCTAGCCGCATGGCGGCACGTATTCGTTCTTGTTTGCTGTATTGCTCGTTTACATCGGTCACGATGTCGAGTAGGCGAAGGGCTTCTTGGAGTGTCATATGGCTTTACCCCCTTTTATAATAGTGAAAATGGTCATATCTCCTATGCGAATAGGTATTCCGCACTCAGATAGCTTACCTTTTAACCAACCTATTTTTTCACAGGCGGCATCATGTTTTCTTTTTGTTTCTTTGATTTCCATTTCCAATTCAGCGATTATCCGGTGGGCTTCCTCTAATGTTTTAATAGTTCTCATTGCTCACCTCCTTTCCCGAGGAACTCCCCGATCAAGTTATATATATCCGTAAGTTGCTCTTCTGTTATATCGCTCATGCGGTACTCATTACAGTCAATGCAATAAAGAACTTCTTCTTTCTTGCCGGGGGATTTCACCCGTATTTGTTCTATGTAAGGGCTTGCTTTCATGACCGGCCTCCTTTCTTCGCTGAGCAGTACACGAACCAAGCCACTCCAATCAGCGGTAAGAACGCCGGAGACAGCATTGTTAATAAAGCTACCGTGTACATCTTTGCCTCGTGAATGGATTTACAGGGCGTGATACCAAGAGGTAACAAGTTGTAGAACTTCTGGACGGTGATCCAAGAAAAGAAACTCGTTTCGTGAGTGGACGTTGATTGTAGGGTACTATTATTCCCCGGCAAACAAATGTTTTCGTGTTTGGACATAACTAACATTGTTTGTTTGGGGCAGGAAAAACAAAAAACGGTCTCGCCTGTCCCTTTGTCCTACACCACGAAAGGCAGTTATGGCCATTAAGCCATATCAAGGGGGTACGAAACCGTTGTATTATATATACGTACTAGTATGGACACAAAAAATGCCGATACAAATATGTTAGGCGGTCACCCGCCTTTCGTGAAATAGGACATTGCAAATATGGTGAAAGTTTTTGGGATGGCAAAGAAAAAGCCGGCTTTTATTGGGCCGGCTGGGGAATATTCCAAAAAGGATTTATCACATGTTCTCTATCCATCGTTTTCCGGATGGTGTATAAGTATACGCTAATATGCCTACGGCAACAATAGCTACAACGGTGAAAAAAACAACTGCTATCTGCATATTATTATTATTTTAAGATTCTATATCCAATCATCGCAAAGGCAACCGTACCGATGAATCCCATCGCAAAAAGATAATTAGCCATACTTGGTATCTCATCCTCTATCTCCCGGTTTAGTAAAGAGGCCGCTACCCCTAGCACCAAAGCCGCAAATGTCAACTTTGCCATATCAAAAAAGAACTTAGCGGTAGTTTCCTTTCTTACTTTACTTTTTTCTAATTCATTCTTGGTTGCCATGTCGCAAATATGGTGAAAGTTTTTGGGATGGCAAAGAAAAAATCGTAATATCCTTATATAACTTTACACTGCTAGGTAATCCCTAACATCCTATAATCACCATATCCCACCTTTGCCCCCGTGATCACGACACAACTATCTATTATTCACTTCAAAACAATCAACAAACAATGGCTACAACTTACAAATTAGTGCAGCGACGGGACATGCACAAGGGAGCGACTGAAGGCGATAAGCTTTATTACGCACAAGCGAAATCTACGGGTACTAGTGATATGGAGCGTCTTTGCTCCATGATTGGCGAGCGTTCTTGCGTATCCAGCGCAGACGTGAAAGCGGTGCTGGATTCGCTTATCTACGTGATGAAGCTGGAGATGTCGGACGGCAAGATCGTACAGTTGGGTGAGTTCGGTAATTTCCGTATCACGTTCGGTAGTGAGGGGACGAAGGTGGAGAAGGATTTCAACGCCACTAAGATTCGTCGTCCTAAGTACACCTTCTCTCCGGGTAAGGCGCTTCGCTCGCAAGCGAAGGTATTGCGATTCGAGAAGGTAAGCGTGGAAAAGGGCGAAGGTGGAAATGACTCCGAGAGCCCGGACGAGATCTAGGCTAAAAGCACGCATCGTTTGAGGGAGAAGGGCGCATCGTTTTGGAAAAGAGGGTGCGTCCTTTTTTTATGAGGTTAGTATTCAGTATATTTGATAATTTATAAATAGAGAAGGATGGACAATGAGAATTTTAAGATAAGGGCTTACGGATTGCAGGAGCTAGGCATTCAATATTTCCCGAATAGCGCACCCGCTTCGGCCTCGATCCAGCTAAAGAGATGGATAAATCTAAACAAGGCGTTATTTTATGAGATTACCGAAGCCGGGTATCATTCCGGGCAACGCTTACTCACGCCACGGCAAGTACAAATCATAACAGCGCATTTAGGGCCTCCATAACAGAGGCTCTTTTTTTGTCCCCGCATATTTCGCAACGGTTTCTCATTGTTGAAATGTTAATTTGTTGATACTTAATAGTTGCGCACCTCTCAAGTAGCGTTTTTTTCTCAAAGCGTGCGAAAGTACCCCGCAGCGCCCTACAAAAAAAATGCGGGCGCAAGTTCAATTTTTCACCTTATCTGCTGCCTCCCTTAGACAGATCACGCATGAAATGCGTCTACCGATTTTTAATGAAGGAAGATGATTCCGGATTCCGCGTACGCAAGTTCGGGCATAAAGAAATTCGCGCCGACAAACAATGTGTCCCATGCGTCGGTAATGTGTGTCTTGTACTCATCCGGGTTATCGGGGCTGTCTTCTGTAGCTTCCGGCGATTTGTCTTTCTCGAATCCGTTCTTGCCTACTTTCACCGCTGTTTGCTCCATGGCGAGTTTGAGGAACTCGTTGTTGTATTTATTGAAAACAGGATAAAGGAGCGCCGGATCATGCTTTAAGGCCCGGTCTATTTGCTCGTGCCTCCAGTCGTGGCGGCTTACCTGTCCGATATAGATATCGGTGATATCCCAACCATATTCCTTGAAGATCCGGATGATGGTATCTTGATAGGACTCGGAGTTATTGCCGGTAGTCCACGTGAAGGTCTGGTCATAAAAGAAGATGATATCACGTTTGAGCTTGTATTTGTAGTATTCGCAAACCTGACGAGCCAATTCATCCAGCTTATCGGGGGTCTTGACAAAGAAGCTCTTTAGGGTACGTAATTGATGGCCTTGTACCTGTCCGATACATGCGGTATTGATTGCGGAGTTACTATCGAAACCGATTAGCAAGGGAGCGTCCATATCCAGATCCCCATCGGCTAGGCATCCGGCCAGTCGCAGCCGGTTCCAGTCCGCTCCCATGCTACCCATGTAGCGAGTATCGCCGGGGGTATAGAAATGGTAATCGTTCAAGGCCGAATAGAAGCCATTAGCGACACGGAACAGGCGTTCGTTCATGAATGCGGTACGCCATATAAGGGAGGGAACGTTGCGGTACATTTGCCAAATGTAATCCTTGCCTACGACTTCCATGTTATCGAAAATATCATACTCTCCGTAATATACCGTGTACTCCCGGGTCTTGCCACGCATAGGTTTGACAGGTGCTTGATACTTACGGGCCAACATCAAGTCATGGCGTAATTCTTTGTATTTGCGTTGGGTGTATGATGTTTGTTCCGGAAGGCGCTCGGTTAATTTCATTTCCCGGTATAGGTTCCGGATCAAGTTGATATGAACCGGATTCATGTCGTTGATCTTATCCAATATCCAACGTCCGGCTTTTAAGGTTGGCATATCCGTGGAATAGAGAACGGAATGATGCCAAGGGCATTGGTTGAAATCTTGCAAATTTCCCCGATTGGCGGGATCAACCTCGGATTTTATCTTATCGTAGTCTAGGAATTTCGCCTCCGGACCGATTACCCAATCTAAGGACATGGAGTTCGCTGACATCCCTTGACTGAAGGAGAGTACGACCAATACGGTGCCATTCCAGAAATGAATGCAATTGCCCCATGCGGTCTGAAGCGGCGGGCGTTTGGGCTTTCCGAAGTTGGCGGACAGGGGTGCCTTGCGGCCAACAAAGAAATGAATGCCCTCGATATAGCCCCATTCGGCGAGAGCGTGGATAATCGCCGGTAGCGTATTACCCCAAGCCTTGGCATAGGATGGAGAGATTAAAGCCCCGGTAGAACCCGGCATGGACCAAACATTCCGGATGATGAAGCGTGCGTCCAAACCCTCGGATTTACCGGTACCACGGCTACACACCCAATACTCGTCGTGGGCGGCGATCGCCATTCCCATGCGTTGCATCTTATTGAAAAACTTGCGTTGCGCCTCTTTCGCTTTACGGGTGAAAGGTTCAGTCATCAGTGCCATAGTCGTCTGTAATGGGTTCAATATCTACGATATCATGATCTTGCTTGAACAATGCCCGGAATGATTTCCTTTCTTCTTCAAGATTAGGGATAGGCTTGAAATCATCTCCCATTAACGTGACATCATCGGATGGCTCAAAGCAGGGTGGTTCCCAAGCGCTTCGATCAATGTCATCGTCTTCTTTATCGGAGCGGGTGTATTTACCGATCTTGTCCGCGTTGGCGGCGATACCTTTGGGGTCTTTGGCTTCCCGGGCGATGCGGATACCTTCCTTGGCGGCCTCGATCACCATGTAACGATACCAGTTCTTGCCGGCTAACTGTACATTTCCTACGAGTCTCCGGATAGCGGCCAAATCACGGTAAGCGGTGGCTTGTGATACGGGCTCACAACTACCGTCGCAACCGGCCATCAGGAAAGCGATCAGGTCTTTGTCGGCTGTCATGGGGTCTTCCAATAACTTGGAAACACATAACATCCAGCGATCTTTTTGCATAAGCTCCCGGCAGGAGAGAAGGCTTGCCGCTTCTTCATGCCCTTTGAAAAGTACCGTGGCTATCTTGTCGTATGATGTTAGTTCCTTGTTCATTCTTTCTAAATAGGTTATGATAAAGGGGAACAGCCAATACCTTATGGATTGTCTATTCCCCTTCATTATGGAAGCAAGATTTATTTCAAGTTATCCAGTTCCGCCAGCTCACGTTTGTAATAAGCCAAGCGTTGCTCTGCTTTTTGCCGGAGGTTAAGCTTCCCGTTTTTCTCATGTTGGGCGATAGAGGTTTCCGTGCGCCGGATATTCTCCCTCAGTCGTTCGATCCGGTTGGCGATCTGCATACCTTTCAACAATTGATCGGCCGGGAGTTCCTCGGTTTTTTGAACCTCGGTTTTTAACTGGATCTGCTTACCCTCGGCCCAAGCGTCGATCTGGTCCCATAGCTTGGCACGGCGGGTCCAAAGCTCATGCACCTGATCGGCGATCGGCTTGCGTTGCTCCGGAGTAAGGGCCTCGTTCTGCATCTCCGTGAATAAGGCGGCGTACAAGGGGGTGATCTGGCGGACCTCGTCGAAGATCGTACGGATGTTATCCGGAAGGGAGGAGTACGTGGCGATCTTCGCTCCGGGCCGTAACAGGGCGAATTGATCTTGCAGTTCTTGCAACTCTTCCTGCGCTTCCTCCAGCTCGGCTTGCAATTGATCGATCTCTCCGGATTTATCGTCATTGTCTTCCTCCAGCTCGGTGATCTTGTCTTGTAGCTTGAATAGCTCGGATTCTTTCACGAGGATTTCTTTTAAGACTTTATCGCCTTTTAGCTGATCCGCTGTTTTCTCGATCGCCTTTGTTGCCGCGACCGCTGTTTTCAAGAGTATCGAACCCCGTTCGGAGATTGTTATCTGGGGTTGGGCCGACGATAGGCGCGCTACGGTTGTCAACTTATTCACCAATACGGTGAAATGGGAATCGAACTGCGGAACCTCCTTTACCTCGCTAAAGAAAGCGATATACTTCTTTCTCATCTCCTCCGGAGCTAGAGCTTGAAAAAGCGCTAGACCGTCCGCGTATTTACGCTTACGGTCCGCTAACCAGTTTTGTAATGTTATCATTTAAGAACCTCCTTCCGGTGGAGTAGGAGCTACCCCGGTGAATAATGCGTCTATATCGATAGGCGTTCCCATGATAATCATAGGGGCGGGGCTATCGGCCTCGAAAGTGAAGGACCAACCTCTTTTGTCGGCCGCCGCCTTGCCGCCGTCGAAAGAGGCGGTAACCGTACAAGGATAGCCGGGCTGTCCGATAAGCTGCTGGCTCTCGTTGTCCTCGATGATCAAATAGCCGGGCGTATTGCAGATCTGCCGGGCGAAAGCGGCGGCTTCCACTTTCTTGCCGGGGTGGAAGAACTCGCCGCTGATCTTGTAACTTTTACAATCTGTCTCGCCTTGAGACTCCGCTTTGTATCCTACGGTTGCCCGTGTCGCGTAAATAGGTGTCGGTTTACCTCCCGACTCTAAAAAGGTAAAAGCTCCTGTCGCCGTCACGAAATCGGCTGTGGCCTTGGCCTCTTTGGGGAGCGTGGGGACGACAGAGACTGAGGTTTCCGGAATAAAGGCGATACGACCTTTATAACCCCCCATATTGTCCGCTCCGGCTGGCCATAAAACAGGGCCAAACGAGGCGCACATCACATAATCCGCCGGAACGTCCGCCCCCATGAAGAGGACGGATAGCACCGCTAGCAGAAACAATACGGACAAAACTTTTCTGAAATCTTTCATCGTTTTATTTATTTACTGGTTTTACGATTTGGTATAAGTACCGGAAGCGGTGAAGTCCTCTCCATCGGCTACCGTGACTTTCACGTCTGCCGGCTTGGTATAACCGGCGATATCCTTGAAGGATACGGTTTGCTCACCTTTGGGTATGCCTAAAAGGGTAGCTCCGCTTCTCATCCACTCGCCGTTCTCGCCCACCTTCCAAGCGGCACCGGCTTCTATGGCCTCGTCGCTCTCGATCGTGACGGTCAGGGCGGCACCGGTTACGTAGTCGCCCGCTAAATCAACGCCCTCATTGGTGAACTCGTTAATCTGGAATACCTTCGGATGGATATCCTGAAAGCGGGTACCGTACCCGGCTTGTAGCCAGAACTGAACCTCGTTCGGGTCCTCGAAGATATCGCGGATCTGGACGAACCGGGTCGCCTTCTTCGTATTCACGCCAAAATCCAGCATTCCGGGACGGATTAAGATCAAGGCCTGCCCTGTTCCATATGCCTCATGGGTGACAGGTTCCAGTCCCGGGAACTTGGCGTCGTCCTTGACCGCCTTCCAAAACTCCTCGGTGGATGGGCGGGCGAACGCTTTTGTCTTTTGCCGGTAAGCCTCCTTACAGATCAACTCGATCTCGTTGGCATAATACAGGATCGCTTTACGGCGTAAGAAAGGATGTGCCGCACGTAAGAAGTTGACCAGACGATCGTAATCATCTACACCGTCACCACTGCCAAACGTACCGGTACGTACTAGGTTACGATTCGCCATGGTGATATCCTTCGTTGTCTTGAAATGATCGATCCAAGGGAAAAATCCGGTGAAAGAACTCATCGGGCTATACACATTGTCGTTTCTTTCGGCGAAGAAAGCGGAGAAAGTGATATCCTCCGAATGGCTGATGATGTGATTATCCACCACGAATTTCTCCATGGGGTGTTTCTTTACCGTATGGTCCACCTTCTCCCCGGCGTTGGAGAGAATACGTTTCTCCGTATAATTTAAGATGTTATCCTTCAAACGAGAAACGGTAAGTTCCGGTTTGATGGACATCTCTACCAATTTACCGATTTCATCGGGATACTTAATCTCGGCCCCGGCTTTATATGGGCCGGTGTGTCCGGCTTTGCGGCGAGCGTTCACGATCACGTCCTCATTCTCGATCTCGATCACGTTGAGCTTCATGGCCGCGGCGAACTCCTGAAACGTGAAATAGGGAAGGGTACGCAACACGTTATCGTAATCCTTCGCATAACGATTCAGTTTCTCAATATCTAAAATTCCTTGTTTTGCCATCGTTCTTAGTGTTTAAAAAATCCTGTTTTCTCTGCCTCGGCCATGATAGCGAGGGTATCATCCTCATGCTTATCGGCGAAATCCTTGATATCTCCGGTCTCCGCGGTCGGCTCTTGCTTTACTTTTGCTTCCGGCTTTTTGCCTGCCGGTGTTCCCTTTAGCTCTGCCACGTCTGATTGAAGTTGCTCAATCTGTGTGTCTTTCTCTTTCAACTTTTCTTGGGCGGTCGATAATTGCTCCTGTAAGTCGGAGGTATTACCGGTGCTCTCGATCGAATCGAGCAGCTGATCCACTGTTACGTCTTCCGCTTTCATGTCCGGGTTATCACCCAGTACCTTATTCAGAAGCTTGTCCCAGTTGTCGGCCGCTTGTTTCATCGCATTGTACGAATCATCTTTCAACCACTTCATAAATCACTATGTATTAAAATAATTAAGAACATTCTCGAAAGTATCTATCTCATCGATCATACCGATGTCCATGGCCTCCGGCGCGAAAAACATCTTACCGGTGGCCCATTTACCTTGATCCTCATTGATCACGCCTACCCGGGCGTTAGCGATACTGGAGATGAAATTCTCGTTATACGTATCGCATACTTTTTTTAGCGGTTCCGTATCTCCCTGCAGAGCCTTGTGAAATTCTTGGTTCTTGTCCGTGGATTTGGAGGCATAGATATCGATCAACTTGATTCCCATCTTGGCATAATACTCGCTGGTATCAACGATCGTCATATAGGTACCCACGCTTCCGATCCGGCAGACGTTGGAGTTCGCTACGATCTTGTCGCAACAGGAGGCGATGCCATAGGCGGCGGACGCTACGAAATCATTGCAGAAAGCTACGACAGGTTTGTTTCGGCTGTTAATCGCTTCCTGCATGATCCGGCATCCCATTCCCTCGCCTCCGCCGGAATCGATATTCAAGACGATCGCCTTGATATTATTCTCGTTGTAGCATCGGTTTAGGAGATTCGCCTTGGTAAGCATTCCGGATGGACCGCATTCTTGGTCGTATTTCGTGATCGCCCCGTTGATGTTCATTATGGCTACGGAGTTTTTGGGTGCGTCCTCGGGTGGAGACCATCCTCCATACTCGCTGATCTGGTATGCGCCATTTTTTAGGGAGGCGAAAAGCAAGGCGTTATCCTCGGTCGGCTCTTGTTCGGAAGAAGCGTTCCGGGGTTTCCCGAACATCGCTTCCGGCTTGGTAAGAAAAGATGCGATAAGGGGGAAATAATTCGCCGCGAAGTTTTCCTCGACGAACCATACTCCCCCCAGAATGTTGTGTAGATAAAGCATATCTTCCTTTTTGATGGCAAGGATATACTTATATATATGTATGGTAAAGGACTTCGGTCAATCGATCAGTTGAAGTTGCGGAACCAATTGCTTTCCGGATAACGAGATTTTGTATCCCGAGAAACCGCTAGGATCGCTGGGGTGCAACACCTCGAATTTGCATTTTAGGGGAAAACGATCCGATCCGACCACGAATGTATCCCCGCTAAAGTGTTTGTACTTAAAGATCGCCGTGAGGTGGTTCAATCGTTCGCATTTTTGCCATAGATCGCTGGTCATATATTGACGGGGTATTTGCAAGGAACCAGATACATTATATAGAGTACCTGATTCACTTTCTTGTGGCTCAACCTTGATAGAGGTTCCATATCTTCCCGGGTGAAGGTTGATCCAGTCTCCGGACTTGAGTCCAACTTTTACTTTGTCTGCCTCTTGAGACACGCTCGCTATTTGCCTCGAGAAAGCGAACCACGCATCGGAGATGCCTCCCATATTGTCTGCCATAACCTTAGTTTTTATTTGTTTATCAATAATATCTGATCGTAATGGATACACTTGGAATTTTATTCCTCCCAAAAGGGACAAATCGATACGCTTGGTCGGAGTGAAAAACACTCGTATTTAACTTTTATTGTACGAACGTTTCTCTTTTTGCTTCCTAGTTCGGTCCCTCCAGCGATAGTAGTTCTTTTTTAGAGCGTCCTCGCTGATCCCGTTGATATCGAATTTGCGCATAAAGGAAAAAATACTTTCGATATACTGTATCCCATACATATGCTTGTTATAATCTATCCATTCGTGCAGCTCGGCCCAGAACATCAACTCTATCCGTCGCTCAAGGATTCGCTGCGAGCGTTCGCTAAGATAGTTGTAGTAAGCCGGATCTTTTCCACATCGTCTGTCCGGCAAAGCTATTTCCAGCGTTCCTTGCTCCAAAGGGCAGGAGGCCGGGCGCTTGGATGTCAGATCAAATAGGGTATGATACAAATCTGTCTTGTCCGGAAGGGTTATCACTCCTTCCCGGCAATCATTGAATTTTCCACGCATGTACTCCTCCAAATGCTTTTTTATGCTTATCTTTACTGTCACCATATCGATTTTCTCTCTTCTTATAGGCTTTTTTACTCTATTTTCCCTATGTGTATGTGTTATATTTTGCGACCAACACGTCAACAGACCAACAGGAAATATAAAATATGATGCTAATTTACTATATTTCAATGATATAATCGGTAAAATACTAAGAAACATGCGACCAACAAAAAATAGTGGTTGTTGGTCACCCCTACCAACCGTCAACAGTGCTTCATTTTTCCCCGAATTTAGAATTATTGCCAACAGTGACCAACAAAAAGAAAACGATGACCAACAGGAAACAACAGCCTACTTCTATTTAATTAATATATATATTATTGATTATTATATATTTATCTTATATCTGTTTTGAAATGTTTCATCTTTTGTTGGTCTGTTGGTCTGTTGACCACTTTTTCTATCCTTTATAGGGTTTCAAAACACGCAAAACTTGCTTATTTCTTTTTTTAATTTCAGGGGGTCCGGGGGAAATAGATGAATAAAGATAGAACCGGCTTCCCGGATGTGCTTGTTGTCCATGGCCTCCAATAGCCAAGCTATATCCTAGAAAGTCGGTTCTATGCGATTTTAAAATACTATCAGTCGTTAAAAGCGGAATCCCGGCTCAGTCTCCGGAGTCTGATCGTAGTTTTGTACGTCTCTTTCGAAATCGACATCGAGCAAGTCTCTGAGAATATCGTAATTGAAACAAACTGCCGAGGTATTACTCTCTTTGTTCACCATAATACGTTTCATGCTGTTATCTATGGTGGGTTCTCCCGCCGGGTTTGCTAGAATGTCTCCTTTTGGGACTTCTTTCACCTCTTGCCATCGATAACGAGTGGAACGTACTTTGCCAATATAGGCCTCGTTACTTTCGAAATAGGTATTTAAGGATTGAAGAGAGAACGCCTCACCTTTTAGCTGCTGGGTATACATAGGATAGATATTTGTCATGTTTAGATATAAAACACGGGTATCTATGGGTTCTAGGGTTTTTATTTCCGTATCCCGGCCTTGTTTCTTAATTGTAACCTTTCCCGGTACTTCGATCTTATAGTCTCTACCTTGAACTAGACTTCCTGTATCGATCAAGAAGTTGAGTATACTGAAGAAGTTGAACATCTTATTTGAGGAACTAATCGATTCTACTTGTTTGATCACTTTCGCTATTGCGATTTCGAAGAACTGTTCTGCGGTAAAAGGTAGTTGCAATGAGGTATGTTCTTCCACTATACGACAAACGGAAACGAACATTGATACCGTCTCGAGTATACGAGAGAGGCCATCCGTGTTTTTAACGGATACCCGTACCTCGTCTTTCAAGGATTTAAAGACCTCGTCGTATACTTTCTTATAATGTTGCAAGATGCTATTTCTGCACGCCAATATCTCAAGGAGGACGCTATGTAGTCCGGATTCCTCGTATCCTTTCAACTCATTGAAGATTTCTTCTTCCAATTCAGACCGATCGTCACGTTTCGGTACCTCGCAAATGATACATCGATTTGCGAGAGAGTTGTCATCCTGTTGGGGGCTTTCTTGGCCCATGATAACAAGAGCTGCGTTCACTTGGCTACTATCGATCTCCTTACTTACCGCATCCTTACGTTTCTGCTTGCCTTCTCCATCATATACAGCGGATTTCAAGGCTTGGAAAATCACAGGGTTTATTTGCGTGTCGTTATACTCTTCGAGCATGATCGGGATATTCCGGTATCTCTCCAGCCAAGAGAACAAAGCGGCGGGGGTTCCGGAGTTTAGGTTGAATGCTGGTGCGTCCGGAGACATCGATAGAGAGCGGATGGAATAACCAATTTGTGATTTTCCGGAACCCGTCGGACCGATAAAGAATAAAGCCGTAAAGGTTCTCCTGACATTGTATATATCGCTACGGAAGGCACTCATGATCGAATATATGATCGCCCACATACCGTTATTGTTTAGCTTGTATACCTCGTTCATCAGTGAGGCCCACTTTTGGAAATTGATAGAACATCCCGCTTTGGGTTCCCGGTACTTGATAAAGCGATCCAGATAGTAGCGATCGCTATCCCGGCGCTCAGATGCGTAAATTTTAGAGAAAGCCGGGATATAATAGTATTGTTTATTGTGTTCCACTAATCCCAAATCTGATACGTATTGGAGTTGTTGTTTTCCATCGATATCATGGACTATAGCGTTACTGAAAGCGAAGAATCCTTCATCATACCAGCCAAACATACGAAGCTCAAAACACTTCTTGAACTTGCCCGCCCAACTATCCATGATCAAATCGAGATGGTTTTGTGTCCCATTGGAGAAATTGATATCACCTTCTTCCCATAAGCGTTTTTTAAAGGATGGGAGTGTGAGCATCTCTGCGCTGATCCACTCCATATAAATCGGATAGGGATAGTTTGCTTGAGTGAGTTCTACGATACGTTTGTTGGCTTGGCTTTCTTTATCGTAAACATGTAATAGTGGCTCAATATAGAAGTTTCCTACTCTCATAAACGATTTTTTACCATTAGCGAATATATATGCTAATTTTCTTCCATTCTTATCGAGATATGGGAAAAACTGATAGGCACGCCATAACCGATTAATCGCTGGATCAGAGTCTACATAATCCGGGAGTCGGCTAGGATCGAACATGAGTGAGGCTCCATCTACTTGGAGTGCGTCTGAATTAAACCGGGCCTCTGATTTACGGATATCGAGATATGGTTTCAAGACATGTTCCAGAGCTGTTTTGGTGACCCCTAACATCCGGGCATAATCTGTAGTTTGGAAAGCTCGGGTGGTAGCATCCGCGTAGGATATCACTTCAGAGCATCTTTCTAAGGCTATTTTCTTTATATTCTCGGGAGATTCCCGGAATGTACTGTATAATCCGATATAGTATTCATTGAATCCAATCTCTTTCTCTGTGTCTACGAGTTTATAACGTTCTTCACCTTTCTCGTCTACATAACTTTCCCGCTCTCTTTTATATTTGCTCATGGAGACCGTGAAGCCGGTTCTTGTCAAGGAACGTAGAAATGAGAGCTCTTCCGGTTCGATCATGTTTTCTTTTACCTCGAATTTATCCCTGCAACGGATGATGGGAGATAGCCGGCGAAGCTCTTGGATCTCGGACACACCCGGGATGCCTGTTATAAGGATGACCGGACAAACTCCCCATCCCTCGGAGAAACGATTGACAGACCAAGTAAGGGTGACTTGTTTGTTCCCGGTTTTTACAAGTTCCTCCGCTTCTTCCACGCCGGTTAATCCCGGTTGGGTAGGTTGGGCTGGCACGCTTTTCTTACCTACGGCTTGTAGCTCGGCAACTAGATTTGTTATCAATTCCCCATCTGCGTTAAATCGTTCGGCGAGGGATACGATATACGCTTGCCTTTGTAATTTATCCGGTACGACGGAGATACTTTGGGCGATAATCCGGAGAACCTCTGTTTTCCGGATCGGATCATCCATCTCGCTTTCGAATGCTTTATAAATAAAGGAGATGAAGTCGGTCTCCTGCTTTTTCAAGAATTTGGCTAGTTTCTCAGTCCCCATCTTGCGGGCGAAACTGTCCGGATCTTCTCCTTCCGGAAGAAGAACGGCACGGACGTTCATGCCCTCGGCCAGCATGATATCCATGTTCCGGACGGAGGCTTTCATGCCGGCTGCGTCTCCATCATAAACAGCGGTGACGTTTCGGGTAAATTTCTTGATGATCCGGACTTGATCTAGTGTAAGGGCGGTACCGCTACCGCAGACCGTATTGGGATAACCGGATTGAACGAAAGAGAGTACATCAAATTGACCTTCCACCAAATAGCATTTATCGGATTTCGATATCTCTTGACGAGCTTGGTATATACCGAATAACGTCTTTCCCTTATGAAAAAGGGGAGTCTCCGGAGAGTTTAGATATTTACATTGGGTATCCTTTTCCAAGGAACGGCCCGTGAAACCGATCACTAGTCCTGATAAGGAATAAAACGGGAATGTGATCCTATTTACAAATCGATCGAAGATCTTTCCGTTCTCTTTTCTGATAATCAAACCGGTCTTCTCCATAGTCGCCATGTCATAACCTTTTTGAGAGCCTAACTCGGTTAATGCGGTAAACATGGATGAAGAGTACCCCGCTCCATATTTAGACAGGATATTCGGGGTGATTCCTCGTGTTTCCAGATATTCAGCGGCCTCTTTCTTCTTGAGGAAAGCCGTAAACGTTTCTTGGGCGAATGTGAGGCAGATTTGTAGGGCCTCCCGCTCTTTCGCTTTCTTCCGTTCATCGTCGGTTAGTTCCCGTTCGGGTACTGTTATGTTGTATTTCGAGGCGACTAGCTTTACCGCCTCGAAGAAAGATATCCCTTCGTGCTCTTTTACGAAGGTTATCACGTTCCCGCCTTTACCACATCCAAAACATTTCCAGATATTCTTAGCGGGGGATACGACTAGGCTTGCGTCCTTGTCCCCATGGAATGGGCAAACTCCCTTGTAATTTACTCCAGCTTTTTTTAGCTTAACATAATCACCTATCACGTCTACTATATTGGCCGTGTTGATGATATTATCGATCACGTCTTGAGGTATCATATTTCATCTTCTTTATTGTCGTTAAATAAATATAGTTGTCGGGCTTCGAAGGCCTCTTGTAAGGATACGCCTAGAGTTGTGGCTAGACGTAAATACTCTTGATCTGTGGGGCTTTCCTCCCCCCGGTATAATTTCCAAAACCGTACTTGGTTGATATTTACCGCATGCAGGAAAGCTGTTGTTACATTGAAATATTCCGGATTGATTAATTTAATCCGGAACAATTCTAGCACAAGGTTCCGTTTTACGGAAGGACGGTAAACGATATGGTTCCTATGGATATATAGTTTAACGGCTAACTCGGTCTTTCCTAGAATCTTCCCTATTTCTTTGAGAGTTATCTTCCCCAGATTCTCCTTCAATATTTTTTCTTGGCTTTCTGACCAGCGTTGTCTTTTCATGTCGTCTTATGAATTTATAATCTTGACTAAAATCATAGTCATAGTTTCCTTCTTGAATGAACATACAGACTATTTTTATAAAGAGTTCTCTGTTTTCCTCTTTAACCGTAGCCTCGAGAGAGAATGAACAATCTACTTTCATATTTAGAAGTTCATTATATACGCCGTTCACATACTCCCGGAATTGATCTACTCCCATTTTCTCTTTATAGATGGCGATCCAGTTCCAATCTGTCATTCGATACCGGGCGTAACTATCCATCGATTACCTCAATATTGTCAAAATCTGCGGTGTCAAAATCCAATGGTTCTCCAAAAAGAGGATTATCGGAGGTGACGCACGCTCCCGGAACATATAGGTTTAGTTCCAGCCATTTCAAAAAATCCTCCCGGTCGCAATTAACGGGAGGGCATTCTACTTCGTATATGATTCTAGCTTTCATTGTATATTCTTTTCTAATTGTCTTTTCATGTCCATTACGATCCTATCGACACTTGATCTTTGATCGATAGGCTTCGTCGCCAAGTAAGTACATAAGCAATCATCTAGGATGACAGCTTCTTCCTGTGAGATATCCTGAATGATGATCTTGCCGTTTGAATCCGTTTCGATATACATGATCATTCCTCCTTCCTCTGTGCCCATATGTTGTCCATCTTGGCTAACTTATTTTGCATGTAGCTGCGAAGTAAAGTGGAACATTCTTCTGTATAGTCCGCAAATTTGCAAGCGAACTGGTATTCACATGTCCGATCAACATCACGAACGAATTTGCCGGCATGATTGATTATGGCTTTTATGTGCATCTTATCGGACTGGATAAATTGCTCGTCCTGCATTAATAGCTCTTGGATTTCCATAGCGGAGTTCTCTAGGATATCTGCCGCTATGAACATCATCCAAATCGGTAAAGCGTACTCCTGCGGAGTAGTATGCGCCAACTTTTTTCTTTTGGCGGTGGCTACAGCCATCGCTAAATAATTCTTGTCATTCATCTTTTTTCTTTCCTCCTAAAATTTCCATGGCATGATTACACATCTTGATGGCCAGATATTGGAATAGCTTGGGAGATTTGTTTTTTGCGGGAGGTAAAAAATCCACATTCAATTTAACCACATCCCCATGTTGCGTGATGGTAATCACTGCCTTTGCTTGCTTGATTGCCTTGTAGGTCTTTTTATTCAGTCGTTTCATATTTTATTATATTAGATCCATTCTCTATTATCCCAGCAGGGATCAGATAATCTTTGTTCGCCTAACTCCATATCGGATAAGCGTTCCTCTAGGGAGACAATGTCCTTAATCAGTACATCACGTGGAGCTGCACCTTTAAACTTACCTACGATACCAGCTTCTTCCAATTGGTTTACTATCCTTCCTGCACGATTATACCCGATTCTGAACTTGCGCTGTATTAATGACGTGTTAGACATTTAGTCTTTGAACTACTAAAATTGCAGCAGCTTGGAAATAGTTATCATATTCAGTCATTTCTTTATACGGTTGACCTATACACCATAAGATTCAATTATTCTTATTTAAGTAGTTAGTTTCTTGACTTCCGACATTATGTAGTCGAAGTGCTCTCTAAATTCTTTGGTATGAGTAAACACAGGAGAATCTATATCAGACAAATTCATATTTACAATATCGCTCATACACTTTACATGCTCGGAATGAGCCTTATTATAACCGCTCCTATAAGCATCCATAACCAACCTTCTGACATCCATCCGGTCTATTGATTCAGGTTGCGGATCACACACCCTTTTTGAATGTTCAATCGCCAGCACTGTAACTTTTTTCTTTTTCATGTTCATATCTTGTTAGTTTTACGTTAATCTCCTATGATCTGTCTAATCGCATATGTTTGCCTTCCTTTGAAATCAGAGAAATCAATCAAGGATTGTTTACGATAAAGGGTAAGGGCTACTTTCCGGAATCTTTCATAATTACGCCGGTCAATAGGTTTAAGCTTCCATTTATTCATATCTTCCTTTAGTTTTTTGCGAGTATGGGCAAAATGGCCTATACAGCTATTTTTCCCAAATTCATGCTTAAAATCATAGCAATGGAAATGATCATCCTTTGACAGAAAGATTCTTAGTTTTTCCAATCTGGTAAAACTTAATCTCTCCACACCTTGCATGGATGTCTCTTTTTCTTCCAGCCAAGCTTCAATTACAAGGTCGTAGAAACCTTGGGAGTATTCTCTTTTGTAGAAATAATGTATTTTCATGCACTTTTATTTTAGATTATTATAGAGAGTTTATTAGACTTGAATGTTTGCTATTGGTCTTCCGGAGGAAGGACTTCCTGTACTCCTCAGGATCAGCGGTGCTGGGAATGAGAATAACCGTTCGACAATCTATCCGAAGAGGAATCTTTCCTTCATCGTTACCGTTTGGTACGATAGGGGTTGGATTCTTTCCCATATCAGCCTTCGGTTTAATCACGGGAGGAGGAAGTTGTTTTTTCAATCCAAGTTCCTTTACTAGCGCATACACCTTTTCCGGGCGTATGCCCAACATCTTGGCCATAAATTGGCCGGTCAGTTTTTTGTAATTGGTACGAATGTACTCCTTTTGTTCTTCTAATGTTGCCATAGTATTGATTTATTTTAAGTTATGTGTATGCCAGTAGTCTACCAGATCAGCGATTGTCCGTGTAGAGTTTTTTTCGTGTATATTCCGGATTCAATGAAAGCCAAGGCTTTCTCCACAGATACTTTTGAAATTTCTTTTGTGTTCATGATTTTACCAGATAAATGTTGTTTGACATATCGTTTCTAAAAGTTTTCTTTCCAGAAGAGAGTAGTTTTCTCTAGTCAACTTTGAGTAGAATGTAGGGTATGAAATACCGCTTCCTTCCAAAAAATTGTTTCTAACCTCTTTTTTCATTTCTTCATCCAAAGACTGGTAATAGTCTTTAAATGTCATTTTTTCAATCTTTTCTGCATTTTCCATACGTAAAACATATTTTAGTGTTATATTTATAATGCAAACGTAAACTAAACTTTGATATTGCACAAAGTTTTGTGTGATATTTGTCACATGATTATATATGTTTAACAATGTTTACAAATAATACTTGAATGTTTATACCAAGTAAAATAGAACAGCTTATTATTGATAACAAATTGACAAAGAAGTCTTTTTGTGAAAAAGTATCCATATCTGTACAAGGATTGGACAATATTTTGAAAGGAGCAGATCTTGGTTCAAGTAAACTTGAACGAATAGCAGATTTTTTCAAACTACCCATTGATTACTTTTTCGATAGAGACATAAATGTAGATAACTCAATCGGTCATCATGTAAATGGAAATGGGAATAAGGTTTCTGGAGATATTACTCTAAGTGAATGTAAAAATGAACTTGAGAAGCTCAGATTACTCATTAAGGAGAAGGAAGAGCGTATAAAAGATAAAGATGAAATGATTGCACTTTTAAAACAACAACTAAATAAATAG